ATGCTCACAATAGTTATCAATCATTTCTTTTATTTTGGTCTTCAGCGCACGCATGGTATCGCCGCAGTTGTTCGTTCTTTCGCGAACATACTCAATAGCCCAAAGCAAAGATTTAAGTTCATATATTGTGAAATCATTCATCATTGGCTACTTTCTCATGGTTGGTCATATCTCTCTCACATGGTCTATTATAATGCACAAACATACCGCAACTAACACAGCTACTAATGCTGTAAATCCGATTGCGAGCGCCCATTTAAAGAAAATATAAAGATTGAAATCGATCACATTAATAACTTACTAATTAATATCAGATTGGTAATTGAATTATAGACACCTTTTTTGACAATGTACATAAAGGTATTGAATGATGTTAATTTCATACCATTTTCGTGGTGTCACGAATATGTCTATTAGGTGTACCTTAATGACAGGGTTATTTTCCTAGATTGAAAATGCAGTATAGGGTCGTGTGTCCAACCTTCTTGCAGTCAGTAAATTTGTACTTTTCTATCTCGAACCCTATGAATAATACAACCACAATTATAGCGACAACGGCTATGTTTTGTTTCATATATTCACCTGTTGACTTTCTCTAAAGAACTCTGGATTGTCTCTTACTTCTTTCTCAAAACACTGATAGCACGCAAGCATGATGTCCCTATTAAGGCACGATGCGAACAGAAGAATGCCTTTCTTCTTTTCTGATAACCACATTTTGTTCTTACATTCGGGACAATCAAAGAGATCTGATTTGGATTGGTCTTTAGGTGCTTCGGGATAGTCAGACAATGGCGGGCATGTGACAATAAGCAGTTCTTCTTTGTTCATCAGCAAATAGGTTTCCCATTGGGTAGTTTACACCACTCGTTATACTCTGATATGGTGAATAGTGTCGGATAGCTCGCATATTCTCGCCATTTTGGATTGCAGTCAAGATGGTCAATAGCTTTAAACATAGCACGTGGTATGATGCCATCAACTTCTCTGACTTCATTGACTTTAGCTATAGCACCCTCTGCAAGATAAATGTCACCTTGAATGATAAGTGCTACAACCTCGTCATAGTCCTCTTTTGATAACGTTAAAGTTGACAATGTTCATCCTTAATGTTGACAAAGTGCGGGGCTTTCACCCGCTTCAATCCCTAGTACTGCCGACCTTGCAGAGCACTTACAAAAGATTTACGCTACAAAAGAGTAACCACTTCAACGATATGGCGCGGTGCTATCGCCTCTCAATCATTAACCTAGGCTGATTGAGTTCTGGTGGAGGCACTTGGAGTCGAACCAAGACGGGCTAGCCGACCACGGAGTTACAGTCCGGTACCATTCCTATTAGGTGTTGCCTCCTGATTCTATCTATCTTTGAGCTTCGTGATAGCTCCGTGAAACTTTGCTTTCAACCTATCAATAGGTGGTAAGTCATCAGGAACACCACAGAAGTAAGCATAGGACATGTATTGGTCTTGTCCTAAAGCTTGAGCAAGTCCTCTGTCGTGGTCGTTTAGTCTTCTTCCGCACTTACCCTCGCAATTGGGTGATGCGCACCAGGTTTTGTCTTTGTAGCTCATTATGTCACCGTTAATGTTGCACACTGTAATCCTTTACCATGATAACCATTACACATCAAGCATCTATCTTGTGCAGGTGGCCAACTGATTGAGCCACTTTGAGTGATTGTTTGATAGGGATTGAGGGGATTTGGCTTGCAATCACAAAATGGCATATATGGCGCATTAATCCTATGGCATCGCGGGCATTCCCAAGGATTGTTCATAAACAAATAGCTCCGTAATCATGGTATTTATCACCACATCTACACATGCTTTTACGCAATGTCGCTCCGTCTTCTATGATGTTTTCAAGGTCTCTTAATGCTTGCTTGTAGCCTGTGTTGAACCCACAAGAGAAGCTTGCAGGTTCCGTATGGACTAGCGTAGGAAGTTTTCTGGCAATCTCAGCATATTTATTTTTAATCCATTCCTGGATAAACATAATCAATCCTTTAAAACTAAATTAAGTAGCACCCAGATGTTATGAGTGGGTGCAGTTACTAAATTAAAGCACCGATTTGCTACACTGGCTCGGTGATGGCCTCTATACATCCCTTATCGATTGTTAAGGGATTAAACCTTGTCCATTACAGCAAAAACATGCCAAACAAAACCACTCGGAGTATGAACTGTCTTCACAAAACACAGACCTTCAACATCATGTATCTGCCATCCAGTTCCTTGAACCACAAACTTATAAGTCTCCAATGGAGCATGAATGTCAATCATAGCCCATATAAATATCTGGTCGCCTTGAAAGTTGATATCACAGATAGTTGGTTTTCCAGGCATTTGTACTTCAATGATATCACCTGCATTGTCAGGAAAGTCCAATGGATATTTAAAAATATGTCTTATCATAAAGCCCTCAAATAAAAAGCGCGGGCATAACCGTTGCTCAGCTCTTTCTACCGTGGGTATATGAGATAGTGCCACATGCTGCCATTTCGTACCGTGCGGCGCGGTACCTCATAACGCTTTAGCAGCTTAGCTACTACACCTATGCGCATAGATGCAGATTTCGCTGGGAACCCCGTAAGGAACCCGAGTACTCCTCGTACTTCATGGTACGTGAGCTAATCTTCTTCTGTGGGTTTAGGTCTTCTAGTATCAAAGAATTGATACATGTGTTCATGCCCACAAAAGTATAATGTTCGGGTGAGCTCAGGGATAAATGCATCAATCCAAGTAACCTCAGCTCTTGATGCCTTTGTGATATCGGCCTCACATACCTCACAAGTTATAATCAACGTCTTTGGCATCTTACATCCCATACAACGGGGAGCGATTTGTGCGTGCGCTAAGAGGTGGTGCGCAGAGGCCAGCTCCCCTATAAAGTAAATTTATCTGTTAACTCGTCTAAGTCATCCCTGATGCTGTCTATTTTTTCTTTTATGCTTGCTATTGGATGAGTTTCAATCATATCAAACATCTTAAGGATTGTATCTTCGTTGGGAATGGCATCAATCATGGTTTTTATATGGCCGCTCTTGAGTAAGTCTTCGATGTCTTTTTGTCTCTTCTCAAGCTCAACGAACTTGTCATAGACATTCTGTACGCCGGCAGCGTGAGCGCGTTGTGAGTCTTTGAAGTCAACAACCATCTCGTTGAAGCGTTGCTCTATGTTCTTAATCTCATAAAACACAGTGCTCATCATTTTTTTGTATTTGATGTACTCGCTGTCTTCTTCATGCAACACTTCATCATTCATCAGTAGTCCTTTCTGTTTCGTTTATCCATTTCTGCGTAACGCTTCTTACAGTCTTCATCGAGTTCGGTATTGGGTAATTCTTGGTCTTTAGAATCACCAAACTTCTTGGGCTTTAATTTGGCAGCTTGCCACTTAATTGCGTCCATCTTCATGCGCATCATATTGTGGTCAAGCTTCTGTAGACCTGTTTCTTCATCGTACCATTTATGCGGTTCATTCATGAGCTCTTGCATGTACTCAACGCTTACTTCTACTTGATCTTCTTTGGCTTTTGTGTACTTGTCTGAAAAGTCAGGTTGTGTTCTTCGCCATAGAAATATAGTAGAACGCTCAGGCCAATGAGGGTTTGCATTGACCAAATGTATCAGCCCAAGCTCTGAGCAAGCGATAGCAGCGCAAATTTCCTCTCCTAGCTCTGGAGTGTATTTTGTAGGTCGACCCATTTTCTTCAGGTCTTCTGGCTTTTTCTTTTTGGTCATCCTTAACCACCGTTTTCTAGCCTTTCACATAAGCTTCATCAAACATCTTAATCGCTTCTTTGCGTGTGATGTCTGGGTTTATAGCCATAATATCCTTTATGGCTTTTTGATAAGATTTGCTGTTCCTATTTATCTTGTCAAGGGTTGGAGTCTCTATTTTTTCGTCTGTCTCATCTCCATAGCAGAGGTTGCACTCGGTTGTGATCATGCCATTGCCTAAATACGTACCTTTGCCCTGGCATCTATAACACACTTCACTCATTGCTACATTCCTTGTAGTTACTGATATCACACATACTAACATAATGTATTTAATGAATAAAGCATATCAATTATATTTTTTGACTAAATTGCTTGACAATGTGTAGTGAGTTAGTCACAATGACTATTGTAGTTATTTATTTTACGCAGATTAACAGGAGCACACAGATGCAATTTGCAGATTTGACAGATACAGACTATTCGTTCCATTGTGATTTCGCAGGCGATGCTTGCGAGTATTGGGATTATGACTTCTCAGTAGAGCGATGGGACGATAAATACTCAAGGAATCTTAGTCGTAGAGAGGTAGAGCAGCTCAGAGAGAACTGTAAAAGGATTTTACAGGCTACAGAAGACATTCAAGGAGGAAATTAAGATGAGTTACCAAGGCATGATGGATGGTTGGCATGGTGATGAAATGGAGTGCAATGGTCGATGTGGTACGTGCGATGATTGTGACGAGCGATATTACCAGCGTTGCGATGAGGAGTATGAATCATGGCGCGATGAACAATTACTTAACTAGGAGATGTATGTGAACCGTAACGATAGGGTTCTTCTGTTTTTAGGAAGAATACAGGCGAGAATAGAGGATTTATCAGTCTTTGCGAATAACACTAGAAATCCTCTATTTGAATTAATAGCAGAGTTAGAGCATTACTATAACCTGTCTATTCATGAGCTATTTTCTCATGAAGATGACGGATTATCAACCTGGAGGAAGGGAATAACATGGACTACATTACCAAGATAGTGCCCATATTGTGGGAGATTGTAGAGAATAACAAGGATTGTGCCATTAACGTTACGAATAAAGAGACTGAAATCATCGTAAGCATCTGGTCAGGCAAGCGATGGAAGCGATTTAAGAATCATGATACAAATATGTTAATGTCTGAACTTAGACAATCTTATTCTCTAGGTTAATATTCGGCTCGTCCCTCTGCGCTTATTCAGGTACGGACGAGTTTTCTTCATTCATCGGTATTGTTTTTCCATGTGCGTAGTCAGGCATTCCTGCTTTAATCCAAACCTCAACGTGTAAGTCTAATGCTCTGGTAGGTAGTTCTCCATTTCGCATGTCCTCTTTATCATCCTCGCTCATCAAGCGTGTGGTGATGAGACGAGGCTTAATCTTGTGCTTTAGTGCAATTTCTCGAATGATGTTTTTACACGCATCATCCGTTAGTTTTCGTTCAGACATGAGTACTCGATAAAGGGTTTTGGCCGTAGCCCTTCGCGCTCTAAGTACTGAAATGATGGCTCATGAAACCAGAAACCAAAGATTCCTTCCTTGTATTTTCCGCGTCCGTGTCGATTCTTATCACATTTGAGATAAGCATCTGGTTTTTGTAACTTCTCAAGCTCTTCAGGAGTCATCATGTCTCCTCTTTGATAGCGTTTATCAAGCTGCTCTTTTTCTTTATTTCTCCATATTGCAAAGCAGTTATCAGCTAAGTCGCTTATAGCACCACCGCCTCGTATGTCATATTTCCCTGGTATTTCTCTTTCATCTTTAGGCTTTCTCGGGTGTGCCACTAAGTGAACATGGCACTTGTGCTGAGTCTTGAAGTCCCTTAGCATTTCAGTTAGTTCTTTTTGTCCATTGTAGTCATCTTCCTCAATGTTAAGCGTGGTGAGAGAGTCCACAATAAATACATCAACACCATATCTTCTTCTGGCATAGAGAAACACTTCGAGTAATCGTTCAATCTTTCCAGTCCCTACAAGGTTAAACAAATAAAGCTTACCATCCAAAGCATCTTCAATAGCATCGATGTAGCCTCGTGATGGTTGAATTTGAGCCGTAGCTTGTATGTAGGTTCTAGCCATAAGCTCTTCAGGAAACAACTCCATGCTGGCAACGCAAATCGTAGCTCCCTGGTTTATCATATTCAGCATGATTTGACTTAAGAACAAAGTTTTACCATGGCCATTATATCCAGTCCACATACTAAGTCCTGATGGTCGAAATAGGATATTGTCACTGCATTTATCTATTCCAAGTGTATATCCAAGAAACTTACCAGGTGTTGGGTGTAGAATCTCATAAGCTAAATCGGTGAAGTCATCATGTCGCCTTAGTTCTTCTGGGTCGATGGTCTTTGCTTGCTCAAGAAAGTATGTAATATCATCCTTGCTGATGCCATTAACAAGACACTCATTGGCATCTTTCATTGGCAATGTAGCGACACGGCAACGGTGAGCTCCAAGACGTTCTAAGATTTCTTTAGCTCCAGCCTGCCCTGCTTCATCATTGTCCATACAAATCACAATATCATCGAAGCGGTTTAGGTTGTCATATTCGTACTCTATCCAGCGTTGCTTATCACCTTTGCCACCACCAAATGGCACAGACAATGCTGGCACTCCATATTGATAAAAGCTCATCGCATCAATCTCACCTTCACATATCACTACCTCTCTTGCATTGGCTGGAATGGTTTGCCATCCAAAAAGGCACGGCTCAGAGTTAGCTGACACGAACATCTGCTTGTCTCCATTCTTTCGCTCAAGCTTCAGGTTCTTTGTGAATATGAGCTCAGTGCCACGGAAATAATGGAAAATAATCTCAGAATCGCTGTGTGGTATCTTAAAGGCATCAATGACAGGCTGCTCTATTCCTCTGGTCACTGATAAGTACTGATGTACCGGAGACATGGGCTTTAGTGCCGGCAATGGTTTGGGTGTTGGTCTTACGAATTTCTTCTTGCTTTCAGCGTATGGTTTTGGGCTGGATAGATTAAAAAAGTACGATACTTGTTTCATAGCTTCGGAGATAGATACACCATGTTTCAATGCCCACAAATCCAGTAAGTCACCACTGTCACCACTTTGAAAGTCACTCCACACGCCGGACTTTGAGCCAGCAAGATGAATCTTCATTGATTTGCCTTTCTCACCGTCCATAGAGCCGACACACCACTCATTCCCCTCTTTCTTTCCGTTTGGGAATAGCATCTGTGCAATTTCTGATGCTCTATCAGCAAGCATCTTTGATAAATCTTTCGCTAACATAAAATCTCTCAAATAAAAAATAATTCGTCTTTAGACTTTCCTTGGGGTTTAGTTGTCACGATTTCGTCATTCCATAACTCGCCGTTGATGTAGGTAAGCGGATTGGGAGCAAAACCACGCTTCCACTGCTCATCATTCTCAATTTGGTTCTGTAGTGCCCTTAATATCGAACTGCACTTTTCATCAAGTCTCAATCTCTTCCATCTGGACTCACATTGTTTTTTGCCTTTCTTGACAGGATAGAGATTCCAAAAAAGAGAGAACGAACATTCCGTCCCCTTGGGGACTATAGGGGTATTATTTTTATCTTCTATGCTTTCTACAATCTCTGTTTTATATGTTTCCGTGTTTTCCGTATCGGTTTTCACCGTATCGGGATTTTCCGTATACGGTTGAAACTCAGTCTCAGTCTGGGTTTCTGCTACTGGAGGTATGATTTCAACATTGCGATTTGTGTCATTTTGGCGATGCAAAAGAACTCTATAGCTGGGTTTTGTGTATTTGCCTTTGTCACGGAGCATGGTGCAGATTATGAAGGTTTCTTGTAAGAGCCAATTTAAAATCTTGTACATTTTGTCTTGGCCACATTGGAAGTGTTCTCGAAGTTGTTTCACGTTGAGCTTCCAACCCTTCGGTCGTGCTAGCAAATATACATATACACCAAGGGCTTCTGGATTTCTTATGTCGTTGATGGTTCTGGTGGGTATTATTGTTACGCCTATTTCTTCCTTTTCAAACGCTCCTTCAAACTTTTCTATTCCGTACGTATTTTTTTCGTTGTTATTTGCGTTGTCCATTGTTATAATTACCCATGTTATTACGTCCTTTCTTATGGGCGAAAAAAATCCCAACGAAGGAATCGTTGTTTTAATAGGTATGAATGTTCACTGGCAAGTTACGATTCACACCGCCTATATCGAATAAATAAGGCAGGAAGCCTTAAAATTCCTCTTTATACTAACCCAAATTACCTTTTAATTAAATTAAATATTACGACTTCTCTTCTTTTTGATTGATAAAATAATCAATTGATTCAATTATCTGCTTGGTTAGGTCGGTTAATAACTCTTGTGTGATATTCTTGCCCATGTAGCAAGATAGATTGGAACGTAGGAGTGTCGTTAGGGAGTCGTTATCTAATTTGATGCGTAGTTCTTCAGTCATTTAGTTCCCTCTAAAAATAAAATATACTCACAGAGTTTTTCTACTTCCCGTGTAGACCGCCATAAATTGGAATCGCGGTTTTCTCTGTATTGTTGTAACACATAAATGTCCAACTGGCCACCACCTTCGAGTTGCCGGCGCCATTCGTTGCGCTCATCCGTAAGTCCTGTATAATTCATTAGGCTATCAATCCTATAGCAAGCCCTATAAGGCAAGCCTCCAAGCATGTAACATCAAATGCCCAATGGTTTTTGGCTACTTGATAAAGAATATACAAGCCAACAAACTTTGGTAATTTGTCCCATGGGTACGAAAGCAGCACTGAGCCAATCATGTCACTTATACGACCCTTTAAGCTCTTTTTAACTACAACGTGCGTATCAAATTCTTTCATGTGAGCAAGACTTTCTTTCTCTTTTTTGAAGGTTTTGCAGCACATTAGACAAAGATAATTATGCATTGATTTCCTTTTCTGCTTTCAATTTACCGTTACTCATGACCTCCAATACGCATTGCATCTTGAATGGTATCTTGTCATTTTCCTTCCATGCTTTCACGGTATCACGTGCCACATGGAGCGCCTTACAGATGTTAATCATCTTGTAATCATAGTACGCCATTACATCACTAAACTTCATAAATCACCATATTTTTGACTAATCTTATTGACAAACTATAACGAACTTGGCATCATATGTCAATGCCATTGGATGGCGGAGATTACAAATGAATAGGAACTTCACTTTTTTACACAGATTACTAGGAGTTGAAAATGATTACTGAACAACAACGTGCAGAGCGCAAGCTTGGTATTGGTGGTTCTGATATGCCTATTATTATGGGATTGTCTTCCTATAAGACTCCATATCAGCTTTACTTAGAAAAGATTGGCGAGCTCACAAAGCCCGATGACATGACTGAGCTACAATATTGGGGTCATCAGCTAGAGGGAATTGTACGCAATGAATTTGCTAAGCGAAATAACGTCACGGTGGAAACGCCAGACACGCTCGTCCACCCGTTTCATACTTTTTTACGTGCTAATATCGATGGTTTTGTCCCTGAGCTTAACGCTATTCTTGAGGTCAAATGCTCCTCTTCTTTCATGGCTCATGAATGGGGAGAAGACGGCAGTGACGTCATCCCACTCCAATACTTAGTCCAAGTAGCCCACTATTGCGCGGTCACCAATGCAGATTGTGCCTATATCGCTGTACTCATTGGCGGTAATGACTACCGAGAGTTCAAGTATGTTCGCGATATGGCTATCGAAAATAAGGTCATTGAAGAAGCCAGGAAGTTTTGGAAGTGTGTTCAAGATAGAACTCCTCCAGAGCCAATAAATCAAATTGATTTGCGCTTGATGTACCCTAAACACGACCCAGAGAAGATCAAAACAATTGACACACCGGTCGCTGAACAATTAACAACTCTGTCTGAAACTCGATTTAAAATCAAACAACTTAGTGAGATAGAAGAGAAGTACAAATTTAACATCATGCAGTTTATGCAAGATGCAGAGTGCTTGGTTGATGGTGAAGGAAAGCCCATTGTATCTTGGAAAGCGAACAAGAGAGGCAGTAGGACGTTTTTATTAAAAGGAGGTTTGCAATGAAGGTCGTTGAGTTTCCTAAGAAGGAAAAGTGTAAATGCAATTACGTCTATCGGTTAGCGTACAAAGAAGAAGATGACACATACGGTGTTATGATTGGCAAGAATCTAGGCAGAAATCAAGTACAAGAACTGTCCTTTTTGTCTTGTTTCCAGCACGAAGAAGATGCAGAAGCGGCAGCATGGGGTTTTATGGAAGCCCTGCATTATATACGAAATGGTGGCGAGTTATGATTAACTATTGGTGGGAAATAGCGCAGGTTGACGACAAATTTACTGTCTACATCAAGGCAAATTCTGACATGATTAACATCGAGGAAGGATTTAAATCAGCTGATGATGCAGAATTTTACGCAGAAAGTTATATCAGAGGCTTTAAAGACGGCCGAGGAGAATTAGAATCATGAGCACGACACTTGCAGCAGTTAATGAACAAACCAATGAGCTATTGATGTGGGATGATGAAAAGAAGCTTGGCGAGATTAGAAAATTGTTCGCACCCAAGCTTAGTGACATGGAGTTTAAGTTCTTCGTAGGACTTGGTAAGGCATCACGACTTAATCCATTCACTCGTGAAATCTGGGCTGTGAAGTACCAAGATAGCGCGCCAGCACAAGTGTTTATAGGTCGTGATGGCTACAGAAAAGCGGCTCAAGCGCACAGTGATTATGACTTTCACCAATGCGATGCGGTCTATGAGAATGATGAGTTTGAGGTCGTTAATGGGGAAGTAAACCATAAATACAAACTCGTTAATCGAGGAGCTCTAGTTGGTGCTTACTGTATAGCCAAGCGTCATAAATCATCAAGACCGATGTATGTTTTTGCTGACATCAAGGAATATTCTACAGGTAAAAGTTTATGGAACTCCCAAACTGGAAAACCCGCAACCATGATTAAGAAAGTCGCTGAGAGTCAATGTCTTCGTGCTTGCTTTCAGGATTTGTTGGGTGGTACTTATGGCGAGGAAGAGTTCAACAATCAAGAAGAACAGCGTACCATGCGCCTTGTTGGAAATACGAACACGCAAAAGCTTAAGAATGTGCTTGGTATAGGAGAGCCGCATGAAGCGGAGAATCATAATCATGTGGTTGCTGATGATTATATCGAATATGTTGATTATGAACCTGTTGACGTACCAGCGTCACAAGATGATGGAACTGTATCACACCTATCTCCTAAGCAGATTTCTTCTATTGCAGAGCTATTCAATCGAAAGAACTTCAGTCAAGAACGAATCAAGAAAGCATTGGCCTACTATGGGGTTAGTGCAGTAGAAGAGTTGGATAATAACAAAGCAGAGCAACTTATTTCTCAATTGGAGCGAGCATAATGATAAACCAGGCAATATTACTAGGACGTGTTGGAAAGAAAGACAATAAGGTGCTAAGAAACGGTGGTGAAATAACCACGCTTTCGATTGCTACAAGTAAGAAATGGAAAGACCAGTCTGGTACTGCGCAAGAACAGACTACTTGGCACAATGTGAGCTGCTTTAGCAAGCTTGCGGAAGTAGCCAATAAGTACGTTCATGTCGGTGATTTGGTCTATATTCAAGGCGACATTCAACACAAAAAAATAGAGTCTGGTGATAGGGCAGGTCAGTACGCCTATTCAGTACATGCCAATGACATTAAGTTTATCCCATCATCCAAAAAATCGGACGGTCAGTCAAAACCCAGTCAAGAAAAAAAGAGCCGTCAATATGATTTTGAGGACGATGACATCCCAGCGTTTTAATTGATTGCAGTGATTTCTATCTTGACGATGCCATTTAATGGCGATTTTCTGCTGATAGAGAGGAGATCGATTTGACAGTCATCGGCATATACCCCTGCGTGCTGAAGAGCGTCTAGCAAGCTTTTTAGCACGTTATCTAAGTCCCTTTTTCTTTTATCTGGAGGATAGGCTTCTATATACACAGAAAGTCTGTGCTCTTTTGTGAACGCTCCACGGTATTTTAAGCTTTGATAAAGCACAAGCTGTCTATAGTCTTTGCCTTCATTGCTGATGTAGTGACCATTTTTCGTGTGCCTCCAATAATGGTTGATACTTGGCGGCCATGGAAACATTAAATTTAATTTACTCTTTGGCTCGTCTAAGCCATCCTTTAAGGAATTTGTAGAGCTTGGGGTTTTCTTCTGTGAGGTGCTCATAGTAATGCGTTGCCTCTTCCGTAATTTCAACATGCAAATCGTCTTCTCGTCCATGAAGACACATTTCGTTCACTGCGGCAATTGTTTTAGCGCCAATCACGCCATCATCTACGATACCATACCCAGCCCATTGAAGGGACTTTTGCAGGATTAGTGCTGCGGGAATTGAACCGATGTTGACCGCTAAATCAAATATCTTCGTAGCAATCTCAAGTGAATTAATCGCATTGTAGTTGTATTTATCCCACCATACTTTTTTGTAGAAGATGGCAGCATCATTATGCGTCAGGTTTTTGACAGAATGGGGCAGCCCTAATATAGCACCCCATTTATCTAAATCCCTTTGCGTGATGCCAAGATTAGTCGCACCACCTGGGTCGTCCTCGTCATTGGAATAACCACCTTCGTTTTCTAACACCATGGAAAGTGCGTGATTAAAACGATCATCAGGCGTCATTTCTTATAGACTCCATTTTCCATGATGGTATTACTAGCACCGTCCAAGACTTTAAAAGGACAGGAACGAGAGTCGATTTTAACCCCTTGAGTGGCATTATCTATCATAATCCCATGGAAGCTTCCTAAGGGGATAAAACAATCAGCCTGAATATTTGGACCACGTGCTTTATTTAAATAGATTTGCGATACATTGGTTCCAGAGATAGTCGTATTGGATATCATGGTCATTCTAATGCCTGGAGCAAAGCCTACGCGTCCATCAGGATTTTTTGAGCCATCAAGATAAATACCATGATCCCAACTCGTGTTGGCACCAGCAATCCTTCCAATCGTAACATTGTTTATAATAAACGAATGTCTGTTGAACGAATTATCAAGGTTCGTTTCATCCTCGGTGGCCTCAATGATGACCGCAATACCCTTATTTGTGTTTGCATCTGCAAGGAGTGTTAAGTTTTTTAAAGCACCGCCTGAGTGATCATTGCCTCTTACCCAATACAAGAAGGTACTTCCTTGATAGGAGCGGATGAGGTTTGTTGAACCTATGCCGTCTCCTTCTAAGGTAAGAGAACAATTAATTGACTTTGGAGGCGTTCTAAAATAATAATCACCGTGTTGCAAATGAACAGTTCGTGAAACACTGCTGTTACACGCATCAGACACTAATTGATTAAATGAATCAGTGAAATCTGACTGCGCATAACTTGCTGGAGAGAATAGTAATAATAGCAATATAGGTAAGTTTATATTCATATTATGCATATTCCACAATGACGATACAGCCACTTGAGCCTGTGCCACCAGTAGCACTACCGGAGGTTCCAGAGCACACACCACCAGCACCACCAGCACCAAAGCCTGTAGCGTTACCGCCGTTAGCACTTGTGTTGGTTATAATACCAGCACTTACACCACCTATTCCTATGGGTGAATCGGCACCAAAACCACCCCAACCAGCAAAGGTCGTGTTTGCAGTTCCAGTCTGACCGTTGCTGCCAGCCACTTTAAAGGTAGCCGTGGTTGACGCACCACCTGCTCCACCCGCTGCTTGTGTATTGGGGTTCGCAGCATTTGAGGCAGCTCCACCACTACCACCAACTAAGCTCATTTGAGCTCCAGCAGTACCAAAGGTTGTATTTCCTCCAGCCTGTCCAGTGTTCCCTGCGGTTCCAGTCGTACCACCAGCCCCTACGCTGTACGCACGTGAGGTTGCAGCTTCCCAAAATTCACCATAACCACCACTACCACCACCGCCTCCACAGGCTACCTGGGTATTTCCTGAAGTACAACCACCACCTTGTCCACCTCCAGCGACAGCGCGAACCCAGACATACCGAGCCCCTGCTGTAGGAGTATAAGTACCAGAACCCGAGGTGAAGATTTGAGTCGAAAGGACGATGGTTCCAGGAAAGCCCGTACAGTTAGATAAGTTACCTGAGGCTGGAGTTCCTAGAGCTGGGGTTACGAAAGTAGGGCTTGTGGTTCCTGCAAAAGATCCAGTACCAGATTGTCCTGAGAGTGAGGTGTTAACGCTGTTATTCGTTGCCATGTTTAATATCCTTATACAATAGTTAATCCAGAAGATTGAGGTGCTCCTAGAGCAACCCAAGTAGTATCAGCAACCGTACACAGCAATACTAAAGAATCGAATGTATTGGTTGAAGACACACTACCACCAACGCCTGTGGTTGATACAGCGCTGCCTATATGAATATCTTGTCCACTATTTTGGGCAATAGTCCAGCCCCCCACACCACCGCTTCCCTGGCCTACAATGTACAGTATGGTTCCAAATCCTGCGGTTACAGGAAGAGTCAAGGTCACCGTTCCTGCATTGGCTGCCACATAACCACCATCAGCTACCATGGCTTGTGACGTACCTGAAACATTCGTCCAAGAAACGCCAGGGATTGCAGTACCAGAAATTGTGATGTTATTGCCCGCTTGAGATATGGCAATGTTACTACCAGCAGTTAATTGTATTGATTTAGTCCACACAGCAGTTGATGAGGTGCCTGAAGTCGTACATACATACAAAATCATATTGGTGGTGTCCCAGCACAATTGATATGTACTACCAGCAACACTACCGTTAGGATTTCCTGCGTTAAATAAAATAATGTTTGATTGAAACAAATTGTAAACTTGTTGCAATGTTTCTTGCACAGACAACCCAAGGCTTGACGGACTTACATAACCTTGTACAGCGCAAATGATATCCGACATCTGTGCGCTTGTCGTTGTAGGCAACGAGGTAAACATCTCTTCTATAGCCATAATAATCCCTTATATTCTATTGTTAATTACGCTACTGTCAAATTACCGATAACTGAGGTCACAGCAAATGTTGTATTTGCCGTCACGCACACTATTGACACGGAGTCCCATTGATTCGTTGAAGTCAAGCTACCTGCTGAACTTGAAGCAGAGCTACCTAAATGACATACCTGGCCAGTGTTCATCTGTAAAATCCAACCAGCAGCCCCTTTTCCTTGTACCGCAAAAACCGAACCTTCAGCTGCCGTTGCTGGCAGTGTCACAGTCGTTTGTGAGGCATTGGAGATGATATAACCATTATTTACCGCTGCGGCCTGGGTGGTTCCTGAGACATCATTCCAGGTAAGAGAACCAATACCTGAGGATGATACAGTGATGGAACCAGAACCATTTGAAATGGAAATCCCAGTTCCCGCTGTGAGCGTTGCCGCGGTATAGTTAGTACCATTACCTATAGGAATTTGACCATTTGAAGGGGTAGTTGCAATACCAAGACCACCGCGACCAACAGCTAAAGTACCTGTCCACCCAGCAGTAATGGAGGCAGCTTGCAATAATGCGGTTGCAGGTGTACCACCAAGTGTCAGGGTTACGTTCGTATCATCCGCTTTCGTTAAGGCAGCAGGCGTTGGTAATTGAGAGGTGGTAGCCAAAGTTCCTGACGTAGGAAAAGTCACGTTTGTAGTATTGGTATAAGTCTGTGTTACAGCAAAGTTACCGGATGTAGTAAAGGCATTGGCAAAGTTTAGATTGCCAGCAAATGTTGCAGTATTTGCCCCGTTGTTCACTCCAGTACCACCCCTGGTTCCTGACAGTGTGCCAGTCCAGCCAGCGGTAATCGATGCAGCATTAACCAATGCGGTTGTGGGGCTTCCACCTAAGGTCAAAGTCACGTTGGTATCATCAGCCTTGGTAAGGGCTGCACCTGTAGGTATTTGGCTTGTAGTGGCCAAAGTACCAGAGGTAGGGAAGGTGACCGAGGTAGTATTGGTCATTGTAAAGGTACTTGCAAAAGCCCCTGAGGTCGCAAGATTTCCTGCTAAAGTTAAGGTGCTTGTACCATTATTGACACCTGTACCACCACGAGCTGGCGATAATTGGCCTGTCCATCCCGCGGTTATGGAAGCGGCATGAAGTAAAGCCGTTGTGGGAGTTCCACCCAGTGTTAAAGTCACGTTGGTATCATTTCCTGAGGTCAATGCTGCTGCTGTGTAAGGCGCACCAAATTGAGCAGCAAAGTTCGCGTAAGTCATCCCAGCATCAGTTCCAGCAGTATAGGGAGACTGCATGAAATACATTAAATCCGTGCTCGCATTGGAGGTTATCGGATTGGTCATATAGACCTGATTAAGATTCTTAGACATTCTGAATATCCTTATTCATCTTATGAAAGTAAAAAGTCCATGCCATCCGACAATAAAAAATTCGTGCCATCAGATAATAGAAAAAATGACGCTATAGGCGGTGGCGTTGGACTATATTCGCCAGCCGGAATGTGGCCAAATATATTATCATTAGCAATTCTAATAGGCTTATCAAGTCTAAACGCATGACTATATGGTGAGTCTTCTTTCATTATGGAAGTCCTACTGGCCATGCTTCAACACCGATGTCCGCTGTGGTGTTGTCCGTGATACAACTGATGCTTGTTCCTCCCAATACTGTTCTTTGTCCTGGGTTTAAGCTAGAGGTTGTGGTAGCAAATGTAGCACCTACAGGAGAGGCAGCAGTTGCGCCAGTCGTATCAACCCAAACATTCGCACCAGGTTGAGGAGAGAACGCTACAATCCACACAGGATAACTTGAGGGAATAGTAAAACTTGCCGCAGCACCAGCCGTTAAAGTGGCGCTTTTTTTGAAAGGGGCATCTTGGGGAGCATAGGCATTGTAACCTTGCATATCCCTGCCAAAATTGAGTAAATTGGTCATGACATATCCTTATGTTGAAATTTATAATCCTTTTCGACATATCATCATGACGTGTCGATTACATCAATATATCTAAAGCTTCATGAACATGTTCATAAACACGCCAGGCTGGGTCAAATTAAATGATTTTTGACCAGTATATCCTGTAATATTTCCTGTTGTAGGCTCTGAAAGTCCAGATGCCGCAGCTCCAGACATACCCTGAGGCTGCCCAGATGAGTTCATCCAATAACCAGTTCCACCTAGAGGATCATGAGTATGTTGTGCCATTTCATTTAACAACAGAGTATGACTATATTCACCTTCTGTCGAGATGTTGAAGGCCATAACAAAGGTGCCTGAAGCATCTACAGACTGAGGAGAGGTTTGTGATAAGGCATTGGCAAACGTAGTATAGACTTTGAATGTAGTCCCACTAAGCGTTCCAATAAAATAAATTGTGTTAGGTGTAAGGGTGGAAGTTCCTGTGAAATAGACAGGCATGCCTACAAAAAAGTTTATTGCATTTGCAGGAGTGATTGTCGTTCCTGCTCCTGTGAAGGTTGTGGTATAGGCTGCTGACAAGGCGCTTACTGGAGCTGTGCCGATAATCACTCTACCCATATTCTGTGATACTGCAATTTGTTTTAATGCGTTCCAATCTGCGTAAGCTGAGCCGCCATAAGTAGTCGGTGCTCCAGTGCTATCGTATATTGGAACCATTGGTGAGCCATTTAAGGTGAACGCACTAAACTTATTCCAAATTAAATTATACAAACTCCACGCCTGTACGCCTTGGAAAGCAATATTCACTCTAGTAGGAGGAGTTACAGAGCCAGAATTAACCAAGGTACCATCATTCATTGGCACCCATCCATAAGGATAAAAGTCATTCATACTGGTACGCACGTCACCTGTCCTTGCAGAGCTGATAATTGAATCAATCTGGTCATAGGTTGAGAAATCATTGTTAGGTGCATTAGCTGACAAATAGATTGATGGCTTTGTAAAGTTAATTGAACAGTTTTGGTTCAATGGCATCTGAACTTGAAGATAGAGCGCATCATCTCCAGCCGTGCTCAAGGATAACCCTGAGGTGCTAGGTGTTGTTCCTGTGAAGGTGTACTTTGTCCAGTCTGTGTTTAATGTAATGGTTGCAAAGGGTAATGGCACTGGAGATGAGGTGCCAGTTCCCGTATCTTGCAACAAGAATAGGTTAATTACATTCTGGCCTACACCCGTTCCACCTACGTTTTGTGCCTGTATGGTACAGGTAAACTGAACACTGCTTAAAGTCTTTAAATGCAAGGACAAGGGGAATTGATAGCACTTTTGAGTTTCAGCGCTTGGCGTATTACTGCATGTGTGATTAATGTAAAACTCAGGTGTAATATCGCCTGTGAGTATTGGTGTTGTGCTCTCTGGGAATGTGGTGAAAGTTAGAGTGTCTTGGCCTGAAGTATTGGTTTTAAGGAACTGCAAATCAGGATATCTAAACCCATCGTGTTGGCTAGGAGCCACTATCTTTTGTGTGATGTTTTGTAGGTTTACAGTACCAAGATTTCGCCAAAACACATTATTGATGATGTAGTTTTGAACCGAACCTTCCAAGTCCACATTGCTTTCTTGAGGATTATAGGGAAAGTTTGGTCGTGTAATTTGGTTCGTTTGCGCATGATTGACAATGGTTATGTAATAAGGCTGCGCTTGGGTTTGGTCTATTTCACTATAGGGATAGAAAAAAGGGATGGTATCAACGCCATTGATGTCTGTTATGGTGCCAGCAGCACTCAATGTCAAAGGATTTGGAAGTGGTGAAAAAGTGTATTTACCGCTTGCATCAGCAAAGTTAGATGACTGATAATACCAGTTCTTTAATGTGGTTCTGCTGTTATCTTGATAGCAGGTTATGGTGCCGCCAGCCATGGGCGTGCCGTCTTTGTCTACAAAACTATCTTGTAGCATTGGGGCTGCTATCAGTAAATCTGGGTTAATTGCCATAGCTGTCCTTAGCTTATTTTTCTGTATTTTACACTACCAAAGATTATCCCAATACTGATATGGATCATCTTTTTCTTTAAATTCTTTTAATCTAGCGTCTACCTTATCCATTACAGCAGATTCAATATTACTTTCCCATCCCCAGCAAACAAAAGCAATTATTGCTATACATATTATCAAGACCATTGTCAACCTCACAAAAATGCTTATAATATTATCAAATGGGTAATTTGTAAACAATTAATGTCCTAATAGCTTTCTTATCTCGTAGGGTAGAGTGCCAATCGCTACTCCTGCTCCTAGATGAGCCAAAGGATGTTTAGTTATTTTCTTTACTTTTTCTCTTTTCAATAGTCCAGGATGTCTTTGTCCTGCTCTTGCTAAAAACTCTTCTTCTTTTAAAAGTTTGTCAGCAAATTCTTTAGGACGTACAGTCTGAGCACCCGCTTTGTTTCTTCCCAAAAGTCCTTGTATGGCTGGGCTCTCAAGATAAGGGACGGCCTCAGTTAAATATTCACCACGGGCATTGTGATAGATATCTCCATGCTCTTTGGCTCCTGATTTTTCAAATGCTTCTGAAATCTTCATTAAAAGTCTGTTTTTGCTCTTCAGCGCCGCTTTATAAATATCCGATTCAAGTTTATTATCTTGGCTGTTTTTGTATTTGCGTTCAATTTTTGCTAGGTCTCGTTGCGCCTCATGAGCATTTTTAAGCGTTGGGTTCTCATTGAACTTTTCCAGAGCATAAACATGTTTTGCGTTACCTTCTTTCTTAAGGAGCTGAAGGTTAGCTTTTTCACCTTTTAAGAATTTATTAGCGCCAGCTTCTTCACCTGCTTGTAGCGCACCTTCGAATCGATTATTGAAATGCTGATTCATGCGTGCTACTTCATCTGATACGTGTTGGGCAATGTTTTTAGAGCGCACGTTCTTTGCAAGATTTACAGCTGATGAGACACCTTGTCCAGCACCACCTAGTAATCCTCCAAGCTCAGCACCCAGGGTTCTATTCTCTTCATTACCTAAAGCGCCTTCCGCAGCTCCACCCATGCTACCTGCCAATAATTTGCCGATGAGTGGCAATTCTTTGCCGGCACGTAATGCTGAATAACCTTTGCCAGCTAATTGAGCCGCCTTTACTCCAGCTCCACCAGGAAGTGCAAAGCCTCCTGTAAGCTGTCCAAGTGTTTGACCAACAGATTCACCTAAAGAGCCAGGATGTTCATTGATAAGATGAGGATGAGGCACGTGCGGTATTTTATGGCCAGAGAGATATTCCAGACCTGAAATAGGCGCATTGAGAGCAGAAGCACCTAAATCACCTACAGCCTGTCCCATTCCTCGTAAAGCACCACCAGCATAGTTTAAATATCCTCTTCCAAGCTTTTTAAAAAAACCTGGCTCTTCTTCTTTAGGAGCTGTATTTACACTGCCGTTAGCTATTCGCTCAAGTTCTTCATCAGAATATTTGGAATAATCTGTCATTGCGATCCCCTTGCTGCTCTGCGTCTAGCTAGTTCTTCGCGTGCTTGTTCTGCTGTAATTTGCGATTTACTAGCAGGATGTAAAATAGTTTTAATTTCTTTTTTAATCTCTTTGGGATCGATTTCTTTATTGGCAGCAACCCGAGCTTGCAATGCTGACATGTTGTAATTACGCATTAAATCTGCTTCTAATTCAGAGCGTTTTGTTAACAATTGATTCATGTAGGTCAAGGCTTCTGCTTTACCTTTCATAGTGCTTAAGCTGTCACTTTCGCTAGGTTTCATATTGTTAAGCAGCGCTTGTTCGCCTACTCTGAATTGGCCAGCAAAGTCGCGTGAGCTGTCTTTGATGATGTTACCCATGTGAGTCCTCATGCGACCTATCATCTCTTGTTGTTCTTTGGTACCAAACTTTTCAAACCAGGCAAGCTCATGGCGTCCTAGTTCGGGGTGTTGTCTGATAGCCTCAAACGCTTCACTTCCTAAGTCTTTATTTAACTCATCAAAGGTTTCTTGCTTTTGATACCCACTCAAGGCTTGATTTTCAAGCGTAGAAATCTTTTTAGCATCTTCTTTGGATAATTGTTGGTCACGAGCACTTAATCCAGAAACACCTGTATCAATATTACCAAAGGGTGTGATTGCAACGTATCGACCGTTTGCATCAACAACATGCGGCTTACCCAAGCCAAGCATCTGCATGAGCGTTGCGGCTTTGCTGTAATCCATGCCACCCATTTGATTATGCTGTGGTTGAGCTTGCATATCAGGCTGTTGCATTGGTTGTTGTTGTGGTTGTTGCATCTGTTGTGGCGCAGGCATGCCTTGTCCGCCAAATAGGGACATTGGAGAACCTCCTTGTGCGGCTTGACCTTGTTGGCCACCCAGACCTCCACCAATCAACTGTTCTCTGACCATTTGCATTAATCGTGCCTGTTCGGCTTGAGCCTTTAGATGGTCAATCTGAGCTCTCATTTTTTCGGGTAAGTATTGATTCTCTAGGTGAGCGCCTTTAGTTTGCTCGCCAAGTAATCCAGTTCTTGCTCCCGCTTCTCCAGTTTGTGCGTGACGCAATCCAATCTGTGATTCCATATCTGGGGCATAGTATTTATTAAATAGCTTAGCCTTTTGTAGCTCTTCTTCAAGTGTAGGCTTCAAATATTTAGCTTTAGTAGTATCGGTGTAGCCACCCAATATTTTACCAATGATGTCTTGAAAGGGAGAGGCTTGTGGCTCAATTCCTGCATAATTTGTGAATGTAAAAGTCATCTTCTACTCCCTATCCTTACATAAATGCGCCAAATAAACTGCCAGCGCCTTTAAATATATTGCCCCACAGGTCGTTTTTATTTTGGTTTTGTTGTCTTGAGCCTTGGAACGCTAAGTTTCCTTGCTGCGCTAGAGTTTGGGAAATTAAATCAGACAAGCTTTGTCCTGCTTGCTGTCCCATTCCTGCCATCCCTTGCTCACCTGTTAAACCTTGTCCGTACAATCCTAGTGCATTTTGCATCCAATTGTTATAATCTTGGTTTGCAAGCCCTGTTGCCATTTGCATTTGCTGGAATTGACTTTGAGGAGTTCCCGCCATACCACCTGCCGCAGCTGCGTGATTGCCGGCAGTCAACGCTTGCTCCATGGCTGATTTAAAGCCTGGTGATTGTTGATAGGAACCACCAATCTTGTTCATGAAGCCACCTGGGTCTCCAAGTAGATTCTTGTATTGTTCCTGCAATGGATTTAATGCGCCTTTACCTGCCTGAAAAAAGGGATCAAGATAAGGACTGGCCTGTCCAGGAATTTGATTGAGATACGGCATAGCCGCATCTGCGGGATTTTTACCGCCTTTGAAAAAATCGCTTAACCAGCTCATGATTCATCCTTAAATCATAAATAAACAAACTGCCTCCACTGCGCCGTTACAATGTTTGGTGGCGTAGCTCCATCATAAGTGATTACAAATTGTTTTGATACCCTGTTAGTGGAATCGAACACAGTTTGACCACTTATATCCGGTAGATTACTCGGTAAAGGCAACCCTACGAAAGGTGTGTACAATGATTGGATATCTGCGATATCGGTCGCATTGAGGTTTGGAAACACAATCCCTTCGTTCTTAAAATTCCTTTGCAATGCTTGGAACAGCGATGACAATCCAAGACTCCAAAGCCCTGAGAAATTCCCATCCTTATCGATTGCAGGGGTTTCTCTTGGTAAATCTGGGAATATCGATTGTGGATTATTTGGTGTTGTCATCATGACCTCACATTGGCAACGCCATCGGTTGCTACAAATCGTCCCATACCCCAGAATTTAAATTGTGGTACCAAATCATTAGCAATACCACATTGCCACCACATTAATCGGTTCTTTCTATGACCTATTGGTGGCAGATAATATGCCCATTCATTACCAAAGGTTGCTCCTCCGTCAGTGGATATGGATAAGTCCACATGAGGAAGCGATAAATTCGTGATTCCCGTATTGGCTCTTTGCTGAGCAATAAGTAGTGCCGATGAGGCTGAACTTGTCTGCTGAGTCACAAGCTCCATAGCATCTTGGGTAATAAGTTGCTTTAAATCTTGCGTTACAAGACCTGCAAAACCACCTTGAGTGATTAATGGATTGCCACTTTGGGTAACGAGAATAATCTCACCTAAGTCTTGTTGCTGGTAGTTTGTCTCACCAGATTCAATCGTAAAACCTAAATCGTTGATGATTGAATAATCTTGCTCAGGTGTTCTGATGTTTTTGCAAATTCTGATGCGCGGTATTTCATTATTCGTGACATTACCCAGACTGTCCACATCTTGATATGTGGTAAATACAGTATCAAAAGCGAAAATATTTCCATTGTTCTTTGTCACAAAATAATATTGGTTATTAACAAAAGCTACTTCTGATGCAATGAAATAGTTAAGGTTTTGGTCTGAGGCATGGTAGAACTTCTCAGTATTGAAGTCGTAAAACAAAGACAAATTATCACTATAGAAGTTAATATGATAAAACAAATGACCATCTTGCCTGTATAAAAAGCCTTGAGAGTCTTGAGGGTTTTGCAGGGTCGAGAATAGATAGTCAATGCCGTCTGTAGTAATCTTTTTAGGCATTCCACCATCTGAATATACAATAATTGGGCCACTCTTCTCATTCTGCGCAAGCCACACCACAAACTCATCCATGTAAGCAACAGTAGCAGGCTGAAGACAGCCATAATCGATGTTGAATTGGTTATTCCTTTGATAAGGGAATAGCTGAGCTCCAGTGTCAAACCATGCCTCCGTTACAATGCTACCCATTACAAAAATCATATTACCTTTTGATGGGAATCGCACCACTACTTGAACATTATCTGGTTTTGTTTGAAGCGCACCTACACTGAATTGATTGTTAGGCCATGTAGTCCCGTCATTGTTCCCAGACAAGCGCCAGGTGTTTGTTCCTACTGCCGGCATGATAAAATAGGTATCGTGGAATGTTAGATAGCCTGGAACGAAATCAATGGGTATGGCTTGGAAGCTTGGGGATAATGTGGGGTCGTAGATGTAAAACGCCGTACCGTCAGAAATCCCTATCTGAGGTTTATTATTTTCAGCAATATACACAACTCCCGTAGTCGTTTGCAATGAGCCAATACGAATAACTTGGTAATGGGTCACTTTTTGTTGTTGCTGGGAGAATGTAATGTTTACAAGGTACACATTGCTTCCCATGACAACCACCAGCGCATCAAATTTGGTGCTGGTGAATATGGCACGACCTTGGGTTGCATCATTAAATTGCTCGGATGGAACGCCTATTTGATAGCCAGCATAAGGAACCATGAAAGAGTCTGACATAAACATATTGTAGGTTTTCTCAATGCTTATCTTTGGATAGCGACCAAAGGTGCTTGAGCCTACAATGTTTAGAGGAAACTCTTTAAAGTTCTTGCCACGGGTTATCATAATGCGCCAAATCCTTTTGTTAAAATCCCTATAATGGTCGTATTAAGACTGAATATGAGCCCTGTTAACCATCGGATTGACTTCTTAATTTCTTGTAAATCTTTATCAATGTTTTGTGTTTGAGTCTCGACCTTTGTAAGTCGTGACTCCAATAATAAATCGCTTGCTGTCAAATCTTCTTTATCTTCCATTCTATGGTCTCCATCCGTGACCGATATTGACATCTCCCCAGTTGTAGCCAGGATTTGAATCGGCGTACAGGATGGATAGTTTTTTCCCTGTTAAATCGGGTGGATCCATATACATTAGTTTGCGTGCCATGGATTGGAATATTTTCTCTGATTCTGGATTGAATATAATTCCGTACTCTGAGCACATATAGCGTGCCAGCGCGTACCGCAAATACTCGATATACGATGTGTCATAGCCTTGAATGTTGTTATTAATGAAGCTATAGGCCGTATAGTTTGGGATGTTATATGGATTTGTGAATGAGGTGGTCACATCCTGCAAATCAGTTGTTAAGCTCACATCAACCAAGAATATCTTGGCTTTCATCTTGATAGGGTATGGCTGGTCTGGAATGAAGTACATACCGTATGTACCACCACCAACACCACGCTCATAGTTCCAAGAAAAGGGCAATGTGTATATGTTATCAACACGTGATGAGCCAAAGTAGTTGCTTCGGCTGGTTGATACCATGGGGTAGCGCACAACATTGATATTAAATGTTGATGATTCAATGGCTGCCACGTTGGGAAGAAAATAAAACTCCTGCTGAGGCACGGCATTGAATGTAATGTATTGCCAATACGGGATTAAGTCTGTCTCAATCTGCTTAAAATTAAGCAAATCATTGAGCATTTGTAACCCATCATAGATTTGATCACCCGTTGGCGTCTGGAGGTTTCTGGCAACAATGCCAGAAAGAAACCAGGAGCGAGTAATTAACTGTTCTGCTAGGTAGGCCATAATTACCCACTCCTATGTTTTATTACACTAACGCAGGATAAGCACTGTTAGATACACCTGCCCATTCAACAACTGATACGCTGACTGCATCACTTCCTGAGCTAACTTTGTAGTCAATTTCAGGTTTAGATGAACCGACACCAGCAATCATTTGAATGTACTGAGACTGAGCAATACCAGCCACAGCACCTGTAATGGTTGGAAGGTTTCCAGTTGCAGAAGAACCAGTAGGTCTAAACTGTACAGCGTCCCCAACTGCCGCCGGTGTGAAGGTAACAAGCAAAGTTACAATCACGTTTGGAAGAGTTGTAGTAGGGATTGCAGAGTTAGTGGTCAAATCGATTGCAGTGAAACTGGTAGCAGTACCACCTGAAAGTACAGAAACCGCAGGAGAGTTAAAGTACGTCAGAAGTCCAGCTATGTTTTGTGGCTTGTGGGTTGCGTAAACAAAGTTACTTGAACCGTCAGTTTGCCAAAAACCAATCAATCGGTATGAATCATAACCAGATGGCAGTAAGGGAGCTTGGTTGGATGTTAAACTCATCAAGCCAGCAGCATTGTTGTAATTGCGAGAATCGCCAATTAAATAAAATGCGTACTGAGTGCTTGCAGCTACAGTTCCAGTATCAAGTCCATTGGCACCGTTTACAGCAGAGTTAACAAACAAACCAGGTTGATACCCATTAAACAACTGCGCAGGATTATCAATACCAAAGTAGTTTTGAAGTCCAACAACCATATCAATGCTGTTGGAAGAATCACGAGCAGCCCCAGGAGCTATAGCAACAACGGTAGCAGCCAATGGGGTAGCAGCCGATAATTGCAAGCCTTGTATGTATAAATGAGGCAATGCGTATATCGTTTCATTTTGGATTTGTGGGTTAGCCATTTTCTATATCCTCAATTAATGATTGATTTAATTCCCCCGAAATCGGGGGAATTGCCAATTAACCTTGTGACAATGGAATGACATAACGCATGGAGTACTCGGGAACGATTACTGAACCATGGGTTTCGTCATAGATCATGCCTGTTTGGTTTTGACCGAACAGAGAACCATAAGTCAGCCGTAATGAAGCACCTGTGTCATCATCGTACTCATTAGCAGTTGGGTATGGGCTTTGTTCTGGCAATTGAGGCATAGCCAAGTAAGCAGCGTCACCACCTAAAATACCGCCGCAACGGTGTGATGGAAGTCCAAGGACTTGCATGCCCGCAACGATTGGGTTGTTTAGGTTTTGGTTTTGTCCACCAGCCCAGTTCAATGCAGGAGTAATGTTGATTGTTACAACACCAGCACTGTTAGAAGCAGCATTTGCAACCGCTCTAAATTGAACAGGGTTAGCACTTGGGAAGTGACCAATGAAGGTCAAGTACCGCATGTTAGGTTGACCACTTACGCCATCTTGGAATTGGAACAAGTCACCAGCAAACACAGAGCTTGCATCGCTTGTACCAGCACCACTGAAGGTAATTTGTGTTACGTTTTGGCCAGTTGGGTCGTTAGTAGACACAACAGTCAATGTTTGCTGATTCACGCCAGAGTTACCTGATACATGGATTGGCATTAAGTTTGACTGGTAGTAGCTTACTAATGGAGTACCGAAATCCCCAACTTCCCAACTCATTGCAATTTCATCGTTACGATGAGGAACGAATTGGTTAAGACCGTTACCTACAACAGCAGGAACTACAGTATCAGGCAAGTAGACCTTAATACCTTCAGCTACAGAGCCGTAGTTCTTGAAGAACATAATGGCTTGCGCTAATTGTTGGTACGAGCTGATTGCAGTAGAACCATTACCATAGAAACGATATGGGCCTGAGAATGTATTAGTGGTTCCATCTAATTGAGAAACAACACCTGAGTCCCAGTTTAGAGCGATGTTACCTTCAACAAGAGCTGCAAGTTCTGCAATAGCAGACTTACCAAATACTCTCATATAGTCCTCTTCGCCTTTTTCCAAGTTGAAGATACGTTGTTGTGAAGTAACAGCGAAGGATGTGTTGTTCGCTTGGTCACACGCTAAAGACTGAACACGTTGAACTGCTGGCTGGAAAGCGGCCACAAGTCCTGCGGTAGTCGTAAATCGTGGTGGCAAATCGAAGGTCACTACAGAGCCTAAGTTTGCTTGTATCTTGTCAAAGTCCTTGAACTTTGTATTAAACGTACTGATGTGACAGCATAAGTTCTGTAACAGAGCAAGACCAGAACGTTGGTATGTTTGCACCTGTTGCAAAATATTTGTTGGGAAAACAGCCATGTTAATTACTCCTAACTTTTAGTCCTTTGAAGTTAGGAATCAGGGGCGTACTATGCGCGATATTTTCTCTTTAAGTCCGACATAGACAGGGAACCTGATTCCGTTCCGGTGTTAGAAGGTCGTTGTTGAGATAATGGGGCATTAGGATGTTTCGCCTGCGAGCTTTCCTCATTTGACTTAATAGAATCAGCCAAACGTTTAATCTCGTAGATTGCATCTGAAGTATTGTGAGAGCTTAATGATTCAAGCCTATACAGCTTGTCTCGGTTCTTAGCTAAGTGATAGAGAACGTCGGCAGTATTATCAACGTGTTCGGCTAGAAGCTGGACAACGTTGGGAT